CCCATCGCCTGCTCAACCTGCTTGCGATACTCCATACCCAAGTGCTCAACGACGTGCGCCATCATGGCCGCTTGAAGCGCCTGCGCCATCTGCGGATTCATACCCACTAGAGCCTGAATCTTGGGGTCCTGCGCCGCTGCCATGTGGACTGCGATGTGCGCCTGATGGTCCTGATAGATGAACGCCTTGACCGGCTTGTTGCGCAAGATGTTCATGTTCTCCGTGACCGGATCACGAGGCTTCATGTCATCCGACATCGGCACAAGCTTCTGGTAGTTCTTGATGCCGAGCACGTCCAACATCTGACGATGCAATAGCGGAAGGTCATACAACTGAGGCGCTGTTTGAGCTAGCTGAAGAGCCGCCTGATACTGAACAACCTTCTGAGCCATAGTGGCTGCGTTGGGGTCGCTCACCGGGATGACATCGACTTGGTCGTAGTCGCTCTGCTTGACCGACCGGCCACCCTCCTCGGGCATGTACGAGTACGCCGGAGGCGTATAGTCCCTGATGATCTCTTTGAGCAGCTTGAACTCTTGACGCATCGCATAGTGGATGCGAGCCTGCACTGCCGACATCGTCTTAAGCTGCCGCTCAAGAATGGCCAGAGTCGTGCCCACCGGGGCCTGAGCAGACATGTCAGAGGTCTGCAATTCAACCGCGCCCGCAAACTTGCGGCCTTCCTCGATGATCTGGTTAAGGAGCGCCGCTAGGACCTGACTTGGCTCCTTGTAAGGAAGTGGCATGATGTTGTCCCGCATGTTGCCACTAGGAACGTCCATGTCTCGCCATTCTCCGGGACTGATAGGAGTGTCATCCCCTTTTGCTCGTAGTCCTCGGGTCTTGAATCCCCCTGGAAGATTAGATAGAGTGCCAGCATCGACAAGCTGACGCAGGATAGAAGTACCAGACTTAGCAAATGCACCGACCAGATGGATGAGGCCAAACGCATAGAACCCAAAGCCCGGAATGTACGGATAGTGGACAAAGTGCTGGCGCTTCTGGTGCGTCTTGTCATTGGGTCTCCAATTCCTACGGATGGCCAGCACCTCGCCGGTACCCTTCTCAATCGTCACGACATACGGCAGCGCAATGCCCGTCTCTTTGCCATCGTCGTCCTTGTGCTCGTAGCCCTTGAGGTCGATCTCGACATGCATCTCTAGCAGCTTGAAGCGGTTGTCCTCAGTCGCACGAAAGCCCAGCTTCTCAGCGATCTTCTTCTCAACCTCGTCCATGACTTGGACCGGCTCGCCCAAGTCCACGTCCCGATAGAACCCCTCGTGCTGGAGCCTGCGCACATCGTTGGGAGTTTTACGCATGACGTGCGTCACACGCTCTGCCGACTCAAGGCTCGACGCGCCGTATGGCACTACAACGTCCTCTGCCGGGACGTACATCGAGACCTGCCGGTCCAGTTGCAGATCAACATAGACCTTCTTGAACGCATTGCCCGCAAGGCCCAAGCCCCAGAGCATGCGCTCATGCTCAGGGCGGTACTCGACCATCACGTCAGTCAACTGATGGTTCATATCCTCTTGGACACGCTCAGCCGCCTTCTTTTTCTCAGGGGTTTCTTTGCCGATGATCTTGGTCTTGACCGGACCCGCAGCGGGGAAGGTCTCCATCATCGTCTCTGCTTGGAACTTGACAACAGCCTCAGACAGCAGCGGGTGATACACGCCGCAAGCGCCCGGCCACGGCTCAGTGCGCTCTTCTAGCTTCATGCCAAGCAGTTCTAGGCCATCGACGTACGTCTTGACCCAGTCTTTGCGGGAGTCAATGTCGCCCTCGTAATCACCGATCAGGTTGCCCGCAAGCTCAGTAAGCTCACGCTCGTCCATGTCCTCGGCAAGGTTCTTATCAAACTCGTCCTCAATATCTGCCTTGGCAATCTCAAGGGTGAACTCGCCCTGACTGATAGATACTGACTCGGGGTCCTCGATCTCAATCTCGATGGGGTCCTCCACCTCGCTGATCTGGTCCAAGCCTTGAGGGGCCTGATAAAACGCCTTGTCGATATTTGTTGCCATGATGTATCCTTAGTAATACGCGGCTTTCTTGCGATACTGTCGCAAGAAATTGTCTTCCGGCTCGTCAGTCGGAAGGCGGATGAACCCACCCTGCCTAAATCTTAACAGTGCAAGGGTCGTAGAGTCCACCAAGTCGTCGTTGGCTCCAGAGGGAAAGTCGTTGCACTCCTCCATGACCTCTTTGGCCCACCGCCTGTCGGGTGCAAACACCACGCCACCTTGAAACAGCGACGACACCGCGTTGACCCGAGCAATCTTGTCCTGGCCTTTGCCCGGCGTGAACTCCGCCACGGGTATGCCCATACGCCGAAACTCTTGATAGAGCACCGAGCCAGATGATTTCTTCTCGACCATGAACGAGTCAGGCTCCCACTCCTGATACTCGCGCAGCACCAAAGCCTTTAGCTCTGGATACTCCATCCGTTTCTTGATGGCGTTGAGCAAAATGATGGCAAAGTTGTTCGTTTCTTCGTTAAAGAACACACCCCAGACGGTAAGTGCGTTATAGTCAGCCCTGTTATTGGCCTCCTGCGCAGCATCCAGACTCATAATGGTGAACTCGCACGGCGGAGGGTCATCTTTTTCCCAAATTTGCCACCACTCGCGTTTGATCAGCGCGCCTTCCTCTGAAGTGGGCTTTTGCAGGTACTGAGCGTTCCAATACCGGATGTCCATTGCCGCTTTCTTACCCAGCAACTCGTTGACATCCCAAAAGTCAGGCCACAGAGCCTCGCCATCGTCCTTGATGGCCGGAAACTCGATCACCTCCCACTGATCGACCCCCTGTTCGCGCTCCATCTGGTTGACGACCATACCCGTGAGGTCCAGTTTGGACCACCGAGTCATCACAATAATGATCGCACCGCCCGGCATAAGGCGCTGAAGAGGGCCAGACTGGAACCACTCCCAAGCAGGAAGAAAAACATCCGGTCGTCCGGTTTTTGCTTCTTGTTCAGAGTGAGGATCGTCAATAATGAAAAGATCAGCGCCCCGACCAGCGAGAGCACCTCCAACACCAATAGCGAAGTACTCACCATTAAAGTTTGTTCCCCATCGTGAGGCCGATTTCGAGTCCGCCTGAAGCTCAACCTGCGGGAAAATGTCCTTGTAGGTGTCCGCACCGACCAGATTTCGTACCCGCCGACCGAAGTTGACCGCCAAATCAGAGGTGTGGGAGGCCATGATGACCTTCTTCTGAGGATATTTCCCCAGAAACCACGCCGGAGCGAGGTACGAGATCAATTCCGACTTGCCATGACGCGGCGCGATGTTCACTATCACGCGCTTTTTCTCGCCTCTGGCAATGGCCTCAAAGACCTCGATCAGTTTTAGGTGGTGTGGGCCGACTTTGTAGCCCGGATAGACGTGTTTGACGAAGTCCAAGAAGGAATCTTTGCCGATGACCTGCGTCATCTGGGTCTGATACTCCTTCATTAGCTCCAACACCCGACGTTTTTGCTTGTCGGGCATCGTCGGCAGAGCCTGCCGGAGCTTAAAAAGCTGGTCTGCGGTCAGTTTAGGCGCGGTCATGCTTGTCTTGATTGACCACCATGCGTGCTTCCACGTCGATTACCTTGTCTTCAAGGTTTTCCAAGGTCTGGAGCAACTCTTTTTCGACCTCTTCAATCGACATGTGCTTGTGAGTGACCTCACTTCGCTTCTTGAAGGCATCGACCCCGTCGATTTCCCCCAAGTTTCGCAGTGCCGTGATCCTCGCCTTGGGGTCCTTGGCATTCTCAATCTCGGCAACGAGCTTGTTGACCACGTACATCTTCAGGTCAGACAACTCTTCCACGATAGAGACGTTCATCTGCGCAACCATGCCTGCCAGCATGGCCAGAGTCTCGTTGGGATACTTGGAGTAATCAGGCCGGTACTGCGGGTTGGCCATCATTTCCCGCGCTAGAGCCTTGGCCTCGTCAGCATTTTCTTGGGTTGGCGAGAGTGCTTGGCCCGTCAAGTCTGACATGAGCTTGATGACGTTGGCCCGCATCTGCAATTCTTGCTCAGCAGTGAGGTCAGGAAACGCCTCTTTGGCGTTGTCTGGCAGAGGAATGTTTTCCTCGATGGGCGGTACCAATGTCGTCATGTCAGAGAAGGAATCTCCGTTGGGTGTTGCATCGGGAATGTATCACAGAAATATATTTTTGCAACAAGGGGAGGTTGGGACTCCTACCGGGGGGTGTTTCTGTAGAAACATAGATTTGTGTGGCTGGGAAAAGTCATGGGGGAGGGGGCACTCTGTTGGAGTTTGGCGGAGTGTTTTGTCGAAAAACCTAGCATTCATGCGGGTTGCCGGGCGGTTTTTCCCCACATTTATTTTTACTTGGGGCTTGACATATAGAAGGGGAGTTTGGTGGAGTGTTTTGTCAAAACCGGCAATAACTAATTGGCCATCTAGAGTACCTGATGGGCCGCTAGGCCGCATGAATGCTAGGTTTTTTCTTCGCCGTCTGAGACTGAATCCGGGTGTAACTAGGCTTATAGAGGGAGTCTAAAAATGGCGAGTTTCCGGGGGAGTAAGGGTGCCCAATCTCGCTGGAACCCGCATGGATACTGGGTTTAGCTTCGCCGTGGCACGGGTGATCCGAAGTGGGGCTTGACATATAGAGGGGGAGTTTGGGAATGTGCGGGGTTATTTGTGTGGATCAGGGGGTATGGGGGCGAGGGAGGGACCCGTTTGGCGGCTTGGGGGGTGGGGGTGGGGGCGCGTCCCCCTCTAGAATTTGCAATACCCGTACCCCTTCAGCTATACATATATCACTGCGATGTCGCAGGGTTCCACGGAGTACATCATGTACACAGTATCAGTTCAGTGGGAAGACAAGCGGATCACCCACACCGCATGGACCAAGGCGTCAGCCCTCGGATGGCTGGCCTGCTACCGACACCCCCAGGTGTTCGCTAAGGTGACCGACCTGTTCGGTCGTCGCGTGGCGGTCAAGTACCGCCGCTAATCAACCGGGGGCTTCGGCCCCCTCCTTTGGAGAACATCATGAAGAAGATGACCAACATGCAGCGCATTGTGCGCTTCACGCAGGACGACCCGATGAACGCGGTGTTTGTCCGAATGGCCCTCGAACACTTCTGCAAGGAAGTAATGCAGATGGATGTGACGAAGCACACCAACTCGCTGTTCAGTCCCATGCTGATGCAAGACATCGCTAAGGACTGGATGATGGACAACACGTCAGCCGACTAACCCACGGGGGG